CTCCAAATACTGTTGCATGGATTGACTCAGTAAAAATTCTGTACTCGCCTGAAACTACCGATACAAAAAGTAAATCACCAACATCAAAATTCCGTTTGCAAGCTTACGGTATTGTTGATCGCATTCAGGATGTTGCAGTTGGTGCATTGATTAGCGGTATTGTACCGTAAGCTAACACCTCTATAACTTTCCCAAAGTTGAAATAAACTTTGGGAAAGTATATGTAAAAAACATTAATATTCATTTTCATTCAACATAATAATGGAAACAAAGAAAGCCGAATTAAAAGTCCTAAGTAAGGATGAACAAAAGGAAGTGGCAAAAGATATTTTAAATAGATATTCTGATGCTCATAAGGTGATTGTGGCCAGCGACGGTCAGGCATTTATTTCAGACCAAAGCGATGCTGCTGCTAAGAATCACAGTAAGGTGAATTCGTACGGTAAAGAACTGAAGTTAGAAACGTTTACGCGTGATGATTTCGAATCGAAAGCCGAAGGTAGTAAAGAGAAAAAAACAGCCGATGAAGTGATTGCACTTATTGAAGCTGCCGAAACTGCTGAGGCAGTGAATGAACTTGCTGCAGGTGATGCCCGCAAAACGGTGATTGCTGCTGCTGCAAAAAAACTTGAAACTTTAAAAGCCGCTGAATAATGGGAACGTTTACAGGTGCTAATATAAACAAGCTTAACGGCGGTTTGGGTCGCTCCACTGATAGTCAGGATAGGGTTATTGTACTGATATGTGGTGTCACTCCAATAGCCGGTAAGGTTGTTCATAAAACAGTAATCGAATGCCTAGACATTACAAGTGTCGAAGCGTTGGGTATTACTGCTGCATCGGATAATAATAACAGTGAACTGGTTCACTACCATTTGGACGAAATGTTCAGGTTGTGTCCGGGGTTCACGTATTATTTGCTTCCGGTGGTGAAAACGACAACCATTGCTGCTTTGGTAGCTGATGATGATGTCAAAGCTGCTATTCGTGGTGTAGCTGGTAGAAATGTAATAGGTATAGCCGGTATTGCTTCATCTACTGTTGACGTGATCAATACTGATGCATTGGCATTACAGGCTTGGGTAAATGCCTTCGCTACTGAAAAGATTCTGATTGATGGTGTGTTCCTGGAAGGGAAGGCAAAAGCTGCTAATGCGGATTTTCATAATACCGGTACTGATCTATTCGATTTGCGTACGCTTGCAGCTCCTAATATCAGCGTAGTTGATATGCATGACCCTGCTCAGGCTTCTTTGAATGTTGCTTATGCAACTCATGGTGCTGTGGGTACTGTGTTGGGTTCTGTAGCTGTACGCAAAGTGCATGAAGACTTAGGTTCTGTAAATATTGAAAATAAGCCGTCGGCTAAAAAGGGAAATGAAGCTTTTTCAATAGCCGATGCAACCCTTGGAAAATGGACTAGTGCGGCTTTGAGTGATGGGACTTTGTTTTCGGCATTGTCAGGGGCTCAACAAACTTCGTTGAGTAATAAAGGATATATCTACGTCGGTAAATTTGAGCAATACGATGGTTGGTATTTGTCCGGTTGTCCAACGGCAGTTGAAGCAACAAGCGATTATGCTTTCTTTAATTTCAACTGTATCTGGAATAAGGCTGCACGAATCATTCGTACTACTCTGATTCCGCTTGTACGGTCGAAAGTTCCTAAAGAAACTGATGGTACAATTAAAACAACATGGATTAGTGGTACACAACAAAAAGTAGTTGATAAATTGACTGCAAGTATGGTGAATATTGGTAATGCTGATGCTGTTGACGTGTATATCAATCCGACTCAAAATGTAAACGCGCAAACGCCTATGGCTGTAACTGCACAGGTACAGGTAGGTGATATTGTTCACGAATTCAATGTCGATTTAGGTTTAACTTCTAAAATTTCATAATCATGACTGATACTAAAAAATATACAACCATTGTAAATAAGTTCGGTTTGATGGCCGGATGGAATGCATTGACCGTAAATCTTCTGGGTCGTGATGTGGAAGGTATAACCGAATTGAGCTATGATGACACCATGGAAATGGAAGGTGCTCGCGGTGCAGGGATGTTCTTTGTCGGTTACGGTGAAGGTAACTATGAAGCTAAATGCTCCATAACCCTTTTCAAAGAAGAATGGGACGCTATTCAGGCAGCATTGCCAAAAGGGGCTTCAATTACCGATGTTCCACCATTTAATATCATTGCTGAGTATGAACGTGATCGTGTAAAAACTACCGATATCATTCCGTATTGCAAGTTTAAAGGTCGCGGCGTAGCTGTAAAGCAGGGTGACAAGACTATTGCTTACAAATGCGATTTAGCTGTGTTTGGTAAAATTGCCTGGAACGTATAAGAACCCCTAAAGGGAAATAAGAAACCGTATCCGGCGGAATTAAGACGAATGCGTCAGCCGTCCGGATACGTTTAAACAGTATTTAAGCTATTGATTTTACAACAAAATTTTACGATTATGAAAGGACATTTTAAATTCAAATTATTGCTTTTGGTGGCTGTTATGGCTACTTTATTTTTCTCGTTTGGTAACGCCCAGGCGTGTAGTACGGTAATGCATTATGCACAACATATTTCGCCCAAACATATGGTAGAAGCTGCTGCTTCGTTTGCTGTCGTACCGTTAGCAAGCTATGTAAAGGATAATTGCACTATTTCAGTCAAAGAACTTGGTGATCTGACATCTCAATTTGGTAAACTAAAGATTCTTACCGTGGTGTTGGAGGCTCCAACTTATGATGAATCAGGCACTTTGATAGAACCAGGAGAGTTTTATAGTTATGCAGTTAAACGTCCAGACCCAGGTACCATTAAAATGATGATGAATTATGCTAAATCCGGTAAGACTGACGAATATATTGAAGCATTCATAAAGAACCTGATAGTAGGTGGAGATGTGGAGGCTCTTAAGACCAACGGTTTGGTTTATTTAGGGCTTGCTTCGGAGGTTGATAATTTCCTGAAGCCATACGGAAGTTTTTTAGACAAAGCATAAGGCGCGAACAAATACAAGATGATGATTTAATCAGTCAGGTCGATGCCATAATCAGGCACGAATACGGCATCGACCCTGATACAATCACGTTTGACAAGTGGTGTAAGCTTTATGCTGAATGGCAATATATCACCAAAGTAAACCACGCAAACCAAAAGGCTGCCCTAATCGATGCTGCAGCTGAAATTCTCAACGCAATAAACAGTAATGTCAGCACAAACAACCAGTTGGATACTTGAATTAGTTGATCATATTTCTTCACCTATGAAGAATGTGGTTACTCATTCAGTCAATGCGGCAAAAGGAGTTGAAAAAGTTGGTACTGAAGTAAACGGTTTAGCGGGTAAGATGAATGGAATCGCTAATCTTCCAGGAAAGATTTTAGGCGGTTTGGGGATTGGTTTCGGAATGTTTCAGTTCATCTCTATGATGGACAAAGGCATTGAAAAAGCTCACGAATTACATGCAGCTGAAGCGCAAATTGAAGCCGGTCTAAAGAGTACCGGTTATGCTGCAGGAATGACCATGCAAAGTATTGGAGATATTGCAAAACAAATCAGCTCAAATTCAAAATTGAGTAGAACTGATTTATTATCCATGCAGTCTATCCTGGTTACATTTCCGGATATAACTTCAAAAACTTTCGGTACTGCGTCACAGGCTATTGCGGATATGAGTGTCCGTATGAAACAGGATTTGAGTTCTACGGCTGTTCAGGTTGGAAAAGCACTTCAAGATCCTGAACGTGGTATTACAGCACTTAGAAGGGTTGGGGTAAATTTCAACAAAGAGCAAACTGAAGTTATCAAAAACTTAGTGGCCAACGGGAAAAAAGCTGAAGCGCAAACTCTGATTCTCAAAGAGCTTAATACTGAGTTTGGCGGTTCTGCTAAAGCTGCTTTTGATGCTGACCCATTGGCACGTTATAATAAGGCTGTCGGTGGAATTCAACTACAAATGGGTGAAGCGGTTGTTGGAATACAAAAAGTGTTAGCTCCAGGCTTAGAAAGTATCGCTTTGTTTATGAAAGATATTTTTACCAGAATTGGTGAAAATATGCAGCCGGTAATGACTGCTATTGCTCCGATATGGGATACAATTTCTTTAGTTTTCAAAACTGCATGGAACTACATTTCAGAATTTTTGGGTGAAGTGGGTGGAGTTCTTGAATTTCTGACCGGTACAAAATCAACCGGTGATGGTGTGGTTGATACCATGCGGACAATAGGTGCTGTACTTGAGTATTTGAGTTATCCAATAAAAGCCCTGGGTGATATGCTTGTTTTTGTTATTGACAAATTCGGTTTTGTTGCTATCGGTTACGGAATTATTACGGCGGCACAATGGCTTTGGAATATAGCTATGGATGCCAATCCTATCGGTTTAGTGATTGCCGGCGTTGCGTTATTGGTCGGAACTATTATGTATGCCTGGGACAAATTTGGTGTTTTTCGCGGTGGTATTATGGCAACCTGGGAAACTATCAAAGGTTTTGGAAATATCATTAAGGAATACGTTGTTGATCGCATTAAAGGAATTCTATCCGGATTGGGTGGACTGGCAAAGGCAATAGGACAATTATTCTCAGGAAATTTCAAAGAAGCCTGGGCTACAGCAAAACAAGCCGGTGCTGATTTATTAGGTGTTACAGCTGATCAGAATGCAATAAAAAATGCTGCAGCTGCCGGTAAGAAGATTGGTTCGGCTTATCAGAAAGGAGTTTCTGAAGTTGATGCTATTGATAAGAAAAAAGCGGCAGATACTGAAGCAAAAAAGAAAAAAGACACAGACCTTTCAAAAGATAAAACATCGCCAATCATTCAACCAACTGCATTAGGTAGTGGTGGAAAAGGCGGTTTATCCGGTTCTGGTGGTGGCGTTGGTGGTGTGAAAAGCATCACGCAACGGATTGATATTAAAAATTACTTCACTGTGAGTGAAGGAAGCGATGTGGAAGCCATTGCGGAACGTGTGGTAAGAGTTATAAATGACCGGTTGAGAGATGCAACGGTAGCACTTCAGTAATTATGAACGAATACAGACCGCTTGGAATTGGAATTGATACGGCAATAAATTTGCTGGGTGAGGTTTTTGGTGTTGCTGTATATCATATTCCAGGAACTGAAAAAAGTTCGGTTGATGCTGTTTATAATGTTAGTATTGAGAATATAGTTGCTTATGATCGGATGAGCCAGTTTGGTACACCGGTAGTTGGTACTTTCTGGGCTATTCCTGGCGATGTTCCTTATAAAGTTTATAGTGTTGACGGCAAACTTGTTGACAAAGATTTTACGGAATTTGAATTTCCAGTCGCAACGATTGTAGATTTTTCAAGGAATAAGAATATCACCAAAACACCAACGATTGGAAGCGGTGGCACAGTTAAAGAGATATTTGGATTTGATGACTGGAAAATCAATATACGCGGACTATTACTCGATGATTATAGTCGCGTGGGTCAAAAGTCAGCAAAGCAACAGCAGTATTTTTTAATTCGGATGCATGAAATTGCAGGTAGTATTAAGGTGAAAGGAAGAATTTTTGAAGAAAAGTACATATCACGTATTGCTATTGAAAGTTTGTCGATTAGTCCGGTACAAGGTAAACCAGGACTTATTCAATATGAAATGCAATGTTCCAGTGATGAAGATTTTTTAATCAGTGAAGTATGACAGTTGCTTTTTATGGTGAAATTGAATTTCCGGCTACCAAGGTTCGAGGTAAATTACTGATTCGACGATTCAGCAAGGTTAAGATAGTTAGCGGATTTAAGCAACTGACAAGCACTTGTGATATTGTTCTTCCACGAAAGGTGAAAGATTTTGACCGGCAAAAGGTAAATGAAGTTTTTCAGGCAGGCGACCCAGTAATAGTCCGGATGGGCTACGATGGCAATACACCTGAAGAATTTGCAGGATATATATTTTCTGTGACAACCGGTGTTCCGGTAATGATTAGATGTGAAGATGAAATGTATAAGTTGAAGCGTGAAACGGTAAGTATATCCAAAGCGTCGTGCAACTTAAAACAACTATTAACGGCCATTGCTCCAGGATATGCAATACAATGTGATGATGCTCCTATCGGTTCTGTGAGATATTCAAAAAAACTGATCAGTGAGATATTGGATGATTTACAAAAGAAAATGGGCTTTTATTCCTATTTCCGTGGTAAGATATTAGTTTGTGGCCGAACCTCAATAGATGGTGGTCAACGGGTAAAAATAGTGATTGAAAAGCAAGCTTTAGAATCGTTGAAAGAACGAAATGTTGAAAAGGTTTATGTAAGAGTTGAGTCTCTTCAGACAAATGGAAAGATGTTGAAGGGTGAGAAAGGTGAAAAGAAAGGCAATACAATCACTATTAAACAGCCGAATCTTACCAAGATTGAAATTGAACGTATAGTGAATGGTGCTTACGATAAAGCGATACAACCCGGACTTGATGGTGATCTTACTTTATTTGGTATTCCACGCTTGCAGCATGGAATGATTGCAGACCTAACAAGTGTGCTTTATCCAGAAAAGAATGGAGCCTATTACATAGATTCAGTAACAAAAGAAGCTGATACTAAAACTTACCGGCAAGTGGCAAAATTGGGTAGCCGGACAAACTAAATCAAAATGATTTATAATGACGCATTTTAAGCGCGTCTAAGCAAAATTACAACTATGGGTTTGGAAACGGCGGCAGATGAATTCATGATGCTATTTAAACGGCATTTAAGCAGCAATTCACAGGCTCAAATACGATGGGTAACATGCAAGTCGGTGGACTGGGATGCAAAAACAATGGAAGCTGAAGGAATGAGCGACGAATTGGCTTATTATGATGTTGCCCTGGGCTTCGGTTCATGCAATACAAAACCGGTCGTTGAAACTGATTGTATTATTGGAATTCTGGAAGGCCAGGAATCAGTTGCCTGGTTGATCTATGCCAGTGAAACGGAACTGGTAGAATTTAATGGAGGCGAAAACGGCGGTTTGACGAATACTCCGGAACTGAAAACGCAGTTGGATAAAACCAATGCAGTGCTTCAGGCAATTATAACGGTTTTATCGGGAACACCGATACCGGAACCTGGAAGCGGCTCACCAAGTGCATTGCAAACAGCTTTGAAAGCAGCTATCACAGGAAAACAACTTGGTGACTTTGGTCAAATTGAGGATAGTAAAATAACGCATTAAACCCCTCCGCTACGCTCGTCCCCTTTGGAAGGGGACAGTAAGAAGGAAAAAATAGATTATGAATAAGGATAGAAAAGGCATATTATTGACTGAAAACATGGGATTATCCATTAGGGTTATCCGTGATTCTTCGGGCTTGATTACTTCAGGTATAATGGTTGGTGCGTGTGTTGATCAGGAAGTTGTTTGTGTACTTAAATCAAGGCCTTGCGATTTTAAAGAAGACCCTATACTCGGACCGGGACTTACGCAAACTATTAGAAGTAAGTACTCCAGTTCTGAAATTGAATTGAGAATAAAACAGCATTTAACCCGTGTCGGTATTGACTACGAGGACTATAAAGATAGATTAAACATTACAACGAATTGACCCCAAATC